GACCAAACTGCTGATTACTCTTCTCGTCAATACTATCAGAACAGATACGGAGATCGGCTTCCTGAAGAGTTTTTGAAGAGCTTTTATGGCGTCACTGGAAACACTCCTCCTGACAATAACACTCCTCCTGCCAATCCCGACACTTTTACTTCGAACCGTCAAGGAATGCTCAGTCCCGAGGTAATGGCAAGAAGACAGGCGCTGATATCTTTGTTGGGCTTTTAAGTAACTATGCCAGTAGTCGACACATATTGGGGGCCAACCGTTGAGCCGTATGAGCCGCCAGAATACGACGAGGAAGAGCTTTCTAACCAGCTTTCTAACAAGCTGTTAGAGGGCGGCTTTGACTTCAGCGGCTTAGATTCTCTCAGTATCGGCAAGCTGTATAACGGCGGTGTTATTGGCGAGCAGATTAATAACCCCGACAGTTATATGTACCATGGCTACATGAGGTCTGGCGGCGGCATGGATAACGCCTATAGGAGCGGCTACACGGGCCATTACTACGTAGGTGAAGACGGCCTGAAGTACAAGCGAGTTATTAGCTGGGACGAAGACAAGCAGGCCATGAAGTACGAGGATTACGACGAGCGCGTATATCGGTGGTCCCCCTCGGATGAACACAAGCGTACCCACCGCGATCAAGGCGTTGCGGAAGCCGCATACGGAAAGGAATTTAAAGGCGGCACTGGCGCTGGCTGGTACTCAGAAAAAGAGATCAAGGGTGCGTGGGACGCTGGCGATATGCGCCAGATGCAAGAGCAAGGGGTTTCATGGGATCAGTACTGGGGATACGTCACTGGCGTAGATCAGCTAATTCAAGACGGAGTTCTTCAAGACTACTCTGAGCTTACCGGCCCAGAGATACATCAGATGAAACTGGCGGGTGAGTACACACATTGGGGTGACGTTCCTGAGTACATGGCTTTGGTTAATGGCCTTGGCATACCCACTCAGTTTGAAAGCAGAGGCGACGTATACAACTTCAACGGTTTTGGCTACTCCAGAGATTATTGGTCAGATAAATCAGACGTATCTGGCAAGATGCTTATGGGCATTGCCCTTGGCGCTATTGGCGGTTTTGTCGTTGGCCCTGCGATTGCCGGGGCGTTTCAAGCCTCAGGCATGAGTGCCGCCGCCGCCGCCGCCGCATCAAAAGGGATTGTCAGTTTAGCCACGCAGTACATGACTACAGGCGAGCTTAGCATTGAAGATGCTTTGCTTTCTGCGGCACTCTCTTACGGTGGCTCTGAATTGCGGTCAGCACTAGAAGGCTCTGGTGTGCTGGGTGAGATAGGCTCTGCTGTAACTGACTTTGGTGACACTCTTGGCTCTAATGGCGGCGACATATTAAGCGCGGCATTGCAGGCTGGCGGGATGAGCATGGTCACCCAGCTAGTTAAAGGTGGGGAGATTGACTGGAAGGATGCGGCTATAGCAGCGGCTATGGCTGGTGGCACTAAAGCCCTTACTAACTTTTTGTCTAATGTTGGGCACAGCGGTGCAGAGTCAGAAGTGCTGGAAGAGATCAAGGTTACTGCTCAGCACAAGGGGACTTTAGTTGGTGATGATATGTACCAGCTAGATGATGGCACTGTTATCTATGCCCCTGCCACTGGTGATACTAGCGTTCTTGGCAATATGGCAGACCTTGATCTTAATGGAGATGGTCAGCTAACAGGCAATGACCTGCAAGAAATTCAAGCCAATAACTATGACTACAAAGACCCTAACCCAATCGGACGAAATGACTACTATGACGTTGACGGGGACGGAAAGTACACCGAGGGTGTAGACACGCTTCTTGCCCCGCCCGATAGCACAACAAACCCGACCCTATTTACTAAAGAGTGGGCAAATGAAAGATACGGCGCTCTCTCAGAAGATCAGACTATTCTTGCAATGCAGCGGGACGGCTTTACTGACGAGCAGATAGACGCCTACCTTGATGGACGATACGACGATGTTGGAGCTTTAAACCCCAATATAGTTACCCACGCCGGGGGCTGGGTTGAGAACATGGAACAGCCCTACACGCTTCAAACTAGGAACGGCAACTACTACATCATTCAAGACGGCAAGCTAAGGGCAATCACCGCAGAGCAGTATGAAGAGCTTGGTTATTATCTTGTAGACCCTGACGGATCTGCTGACTTGAATGGTATGGATGCAAGCCAGTATTTGGAAAACCAAGGCATTACTTCTGGCACGAAAGTATTTGGCGGGTATGACGAATATGGCAGGCCAATCTATTGGCAGTCACAGGAAGAAGGGGATTGGATAACGCTTGACGGTACTCAGCCGCCAATAACAGCCCCTATTGATGCTTTCACAAATACCGATCCCAAAAACCCTGAGAACAACCAAAACACTGGTAGCAGTGCTACAGGGGACCCCAACAACAGCACAGACACCGGAGCAGACAACCAAAGTACCGCAACAGGGACAGGAGGCGCAGGTCCAAGTGACAGCACTGGCGGTCAAGGCGCTGGTGGTCCTTCTGGTGGCGCTTCTCTTTCGGGTGGTAACAACAATTCTACCGGCTCGCCTAGCTCTAACGGCACTCCTGGTGGCGGAAGTTATGGTGGCGGATTACCTGATTTTAGTAATATGACTGCCGCAGAGATAGCCGCTTGGTGGGCGGCTAATGGCTCTGGTAATCCCGGCGGCGGCAACCCCAATACCAACACAAATACAAATAACAACAATAATGCTGACAACGGTGGTGGAAATACTACTGGTGGCGGCGCAGGCGGCAATACCGAAAACGGCACTGGTGGGAACAATACGGGCGGCACTAACACTTCTGGCGGGGGCGGGAACAACACTGATACCGATGGTGGCGGTGGCGATGCAACTACCAATGGTGGCGGGACTGGTGGCGCTACTGGCGCTGGCGGTGGAAAAGGCACTGGCGCGGGTGGAACCGGCGACAACACTGGCGGCGGAGAGACTGGCGCTGGTACTGGCTCCGGTACTGGACAGGGCGGTGGTTCTGGAGGTGGCGCTGGCACTGGCGAGGGCAGCGGCGGCGGATCAGGCGGAGGCACTGGCGGAGGCACTGATGGAACGTCTGGCGGGACTGGTGGTGGCGCTGGCGGTGGCGGAGAAGGGGGCGGAGGCTCTGGTGGAAGAGGCGCGGGCATGCTTGCTGGCCTTGGCGGAGGTGGCGGCGGGCACAAGCCGGTGCATGGCCCATTGTTTGCAAATGCCCCCTGGAGATCCTATGTCCAAGAAAGGCATGATTTGCTGGGAACTTTGTGGACTGACCTAATGAGAAAAAGAGGCTAGGTAATGACTTATTTAGAACTGGTGAATGGCGTTCTTACTCGTTTGAGGGAGCCTCTTGCTGTCACTACAAAGCAAAGGGAAGACCCTGTTATCAACTTGGCTAAGGACTTTGTTAACGATGCCAAGCGCCATGTTGAGATGGCTCACAGGTGGAACGCTACGCGCAAGCAGTGGGTGTTTAGCACATCCATAGGGCAGGCTAATTACATACTGCCATCCACTTCTTCTGGGTGCATAATTAGCAAAGTAATGCTAGACGGAAATCATCTGCATCAGTGGGATCTCAAGTCTGTTGTAGGCAATCCACAATCGGGCACTCCATACAGGTATGCCTTTGATGGCACGGATGACAAGGGGAACCTTTCTATACGGTTTGACAACATCCCCGATGATAAGTACGCGGTTGATGTACTTGGCTGGAGGAGCCTGCCAGATCTTAAGGAAGATGATGATTACTTAAGGATTCCCGCTCAGCCTGTTCTTTACTACGCCCTTTCATTGGCGGCTAGAGAGAGGGGAGAGGTTGGAGGCCAGACAGCGGCAGAGCTTTTTGGCATGGCTCAGCAATATATTTCTGACGCCATTGCTCTAGATGCAAACCATAGTCCAACTGAATTTATGTGGGTAGCGGTGTAATGGCACAGGCTTTACAGCAGGTATCTCTCAATGGGATGGGCTTTCAGGGGCTTAACACAGAGCTATCCCCTATTAACTCTACCCCTGAATTTGCCCTGGTTGCTGACAATCTTGTTATAGATGAGGTTGGCAGGCTGGGCAGCAGAGAGGCGTTCAAAGATTTTGTGCCAGCTATGCAGGTTGGCACTGACAACTTCCTAGACATTACTGCTGTGCATGCGTGGTACGGAGGGAGTCTGGAACCCTGCCCAATCCTTGTTTATTTAGAGTCTCAGTACGAACCAGAAGCCGCTTCCATGAAACAGGATAGGGAGTGGACAGATCCATTAGACATCAGGATTCACGGACCAGATCCAGACAAGCCCTATGTTTATGGAGTGGCGTACTGCAAGGGTGGGGAGATGCTACAAGTCAACATCCCTGCTGACATAGATACAACAATGCTAGGCACTGCGCTCTTTGTTAACTTCAAGGAAGAGTTGCTGTTGTTCAGCGCCGGGAATCCTCCTCTTAAATATGATGGCAATGGTGGCTTCACAAAGTTATCTGATATGCCTGACTACACACCACCACAGGATGCTAATGACAATGTTATTGCCGCAGAGCTTAACGGAGATGTTGCTTGTTCTGCTTATGGTCGCTTATGGGTTAGCGGAGTTAATGGTGATTATCAGACTATTTACTATTCTTCTCTTCTTAGAGAGGACAAGTGGTATGACCCTGACTTGGATGCCGGGTTCAATGATGGTGGCTACATTAATGTCCAAGAGTATTGGCCCGTTGAAACTGATTACATTGTTAACATCCATGCTCATAACGGGTTTCTTCTTGTCTTCGGTCGCCGCTCACTTCTGATCTATGCCAATGCTGATAAGGGAGATCCTGCTGATGACGCTACTGGATTTGGTTTGCAAGATGCCATCAGCAATGTTGGCTTGGTTGAAAGAGATGCTATCTGCAATACAGGTACAGATGTCCTCTTTGTTGATGATACTGGCTTACGCGCTTTAGGTAGGACTGTTCAGGAGAAGTCTAACCCTATTGCTGTTGCTAGCTCTAACGTCAAGACTGACTTTATCAAGGCTGTTGGAAATGAGAGGAAAAGCCAAGAGCTTACTAAAGGTATAAAGCTAAGCTACAACCCTCATAGATCTTTGGCTATCTGCCTATTTAAAACCACCCATACAGCTTATGCCTTTTCTACTACCAGGCCATCGAGTGCTGGTGGGTTGATGACTACGTTCTGGACTGACTGCCACTTCAATTGTATGCACGCGGTTGAGAACGATGAGACAGGTGCGTTCTGGCTTGGAGGCAAGCAAAGCCGTGGCCTCTTAGAGTACAGAGGGTACGATTCTCAGCAGACTTATACTGCCAAGTTTGAGTCCTCTGTTGTGAAGCAGACGCAGGTTGGTCTACAGAAAATCATTCCCCGCTCTATTATCTATATGTTGAGTTCTCAGCCTGTCACTGCTGAATGCTATGCCTTGTGGGGGTTTGGTTCTCGGATGAGTTATCGGCGTCCTTTTAAGATTAATGTGATAGGCACAACTGAATGGAACGTTGCTGAGTACGCGATAGATGAGTACGTCGGCGGTGGCAGGGGCGTTTGGAAAAACAAGATTAACACTATGGGATCTGGTGAGCTTATGAGGGTTGGGCTAGAGGTTGAGATTAACGGCTGGTTTATAGGTTTTCAGGATATAGCGGTTAACTATTCCGCCGGGAGGATATACGCATGAGCGCGCTTAATAGCTTTTTTGATTTTCTTGGCAATCATGGAAACACGATTGCTGGTATTGGTGGAATAGCTGGAGCTCTTGACAGTGCTAACGATATAGCAAAGTTAGGCAGTGCCTCTCAAGAGTTCTTGACTGGTCTTGGTAGTGAGATGGTGGATAACACCAAGTTCCAAGGCTATGGCGTTACGTCTGGGCTTGGCTCTAGCACTGTGGGTCAAGATGGCTCCATTAATTTTGGCCTGGGACTAGATCAAAATTGGGGCAATGGTCATAACAACATCAACGCCGGGTTCAATTACATGAATCAAGGCGCTGGACTAAATAGTGGTCAGTCAGCTACAGACTGGAACAGTGTAGCTAACAACTACATGAAGCAGGCATCACAGGTTAATCCCAATCACGGGGCTTTTGGGCCTGCGGCTGAGCAAGCTATTTCTGCGTCGTTAGCTGACCCATCCCAGCGTCAGGCTGAGATCTTCAACCAGATAATGGCTATTCAGAACCCAGAGCTTAACCGGCAGCAAGCGGCTCAGATGGCTCAAGAACACGCTATGGGGCGTGGTGGTGTAGCAGGTAGCCAGTACGGTGGAACGTCCAGTGACGCGGCAATGGCGAGGGCTAGGGCGCAGGCTGGTAATGAGGCGGCATTAAACGCTATCCAGCAGGCTGATGCTGAACGGAAGATGTTTGGTGATATGGCCTCTCAGTATGGTCAGGTCGGCAATCAGAACTACGGACTTATGGCTGACAGAGAGAATGCCTTTAATCAGATGGCTGGCACATTTGGTCAGTTGGGCAATCAGTTTAGTCAGATTGCTAATGACAAAATGGGAATGCTGGGTCAGCTTGGCTCGCAGATGGGCCAGCTTGGCATTGCCCAATCTCAGCTTGCCGCATTGCCAATGGAGTTGCAGATGAAGCTAATGGATCTTGGCAGAGTCAATGCAGAAATGGCTCAGTCTGGTCAGCTTACTGGTCAAGACTACTACTCTCAGCTTGCGCTTGGTGGTGCAAACAACAACATCAATGCAAACAAGGTTGCGTCTGAATTGAAAGCCAACCTTTATAGCGCCTTGCTTAGCAATCTAGGCAGTGAATCAGACGGGCAAGGGAATATGGTGTCTGGCCTTTTTGGAATGCTGTCAGACGGACTTAGCAGTTTGGGTATTTTAGACTGAGGAAAAAATAATGGCGGGACGGTCGTATGCTTCAAACTTAAGTGGCCTGCTTAACAGTATGGCAGGAACCATCGGCAGTATGGGCGAGGGTGGCAACCGATATGTAGAGACATTTAGGAGATCTCAGGCTCCCGATGTTGATATGTCTGACTCAGCCAGCCTGCTTGGCTATGCAGATTGGGCCAGACGTAATGGCTATGACGACGAAGCCAAGCAGTATATGGCTTTAGGTTACGAGCAGAAGGAGATAGAAAAGCAGGAGGCTAAAGACGCGACCAGGGCGAAGGCTGTTTCTAATGCTACCAGTGCTTATACAGCGGGATCTGCTGGAGCAAGCAGCGGCGATCCGCTTCAGCTTAAGTACAACATTGATAGCTTAAAGACTCAAATTCAGCAAGCAGCGAAAGCTGGCGATTTGGATCTAGTGAATCAGCTTAGGGCAGATGTAGGAAAGCTGGCGGCTATGGAGCCTGCTGCGATTGAGGGAAAAACAATCAAGCAGGCGCAGGCTATCCCTCAGTACGAGGCCACCCTGGCGGCTATGAGTCCTGATGACCCCCGCCGGGCAGGGCTGCAAAAGGCGATCGATTTTCTAAAGAACAATCCTGCCGTAGCCGAGGCATATAAGACAATGCAGGCTCAAGATCTCGCGCTAGAAAAAGCAGGGCTAACTGTTGAGGGCTTGAAATATGAGCAAACACGAAGGCCATTTGAGGAGCAGGCCGACGCGCTTGCTTTGGAGATACAAGGCTACACACTCGCGGCCAAGCAAAATGCGGCTTTTGAAGAGCAAGAGTTGAGGCAGGCTAGGAATGTTGCCGCCGCTAACATTGCCTCTGGGCAGTACACTTTAAGCGAAGAGCAAATAAGCCAAATGTCAGGCACGGCTCAAGCTGAAGCAAGAAAAATAATGGGCGATGAGTTTGAGCGCCGTGCCGATATGGAGGAGGCGCTATCTGGTGGAACCGTAGGGACTTCAACTTATGCGGCGGCTGAGGTGCTGGCAGAAAATCATCCTCAAATTGCTACGGCGCTACAAAACTACAAGGAGACTAAAGAGCGCAGCATGACTGTTGGCGATCAAAGGCGAGCCGCTGCTGCGCTGACAAACGCGGTTCATGTTGTCCAGAAAGATAACGCTGACAAGGCAAGATCCACAAATCTTGAGGCCGCTGTCGGTGGTCAGATGAAGGCACTAATGGCGCTAGGAGAGAGCGAGTCTACCTGGTTGGATGGCGCTGATGACTTCGTTGAAGTGATGTCTGACCCAGAGGCGTACATTGATATGCGTAAGGACATTGCTCTATTGGCCGCTGACAGAGGGATTTCACCGGATCAGCTAACTGCCGAGATGACCCTCGAGCTTATGTCTATCGCGGCAGAGGCTTCTGATCGAGATGATTGGGTGGCCGCTAATGACCGAGCGGCGGCCAAGCGCAGGGCCGTTAAAAAGCAGTGGCAGGACGCCGTTAATGAGCCGAAAAAAGAGTGGGTTTCCAGTGTGGTCAAGGAGAACTCAGGGAAGACGCAGTGGAATGATGCAGAGCTTGAGGAGTTTGCGACCGAGCACTACGAAACGGCAGTACAAAATCTTCAGACACTTCTCATCTTGCCTAATACTCATGAGCAGGAGCTATGGCTAAGAATGCAGATGAACACTAAGGCCGACTCTATGTTCAGGCCGAGAGAGTTTGGTCCGCCCGGAAATCGCATGGCACTTCCCCCCGTCTTTGACCAGGAGTCTTTTGAGGCAATGCTGTACACGGTGCAGCAGGGCGTCAGGATAACGTACCAAAACTTTGTGCCTCCTGAAGAGGATTAAACGTATGAAGTTTTATCCCAAGTCATCAAAGGTCACGGCTCCAGATCTCCCGCTAGCAGATATAGCTGAAGGGGCGGAGAAGGGTAAGGAGTACAGGAATATCCTTGCTGAGGGCGGCAGAAATGCCATGCTCTCAGGGGCCACGATGGGGCTGTTTGATAATGCGGCGGCTTGGCTGGACTCTTTGGATTCTGAGGACTACGAGCTTGAGCTGCTTCGCAGAAAGCGAAAACAGAGGCAGTTTGAGGAGCTTCGCCCTGGCACGGCTTTGACTCTGGAGTTATTGGGTAGCCTGCCTACAGGGGGAGCCACGTTTGCAGGAGTGCGGTCGGCGCTCACAGCAGGCAGCAAGGTCAAGAAGACGGCTGATTTTATGTCGGGTCGCAGTACCGCGCTTTACAAAACCAAAAACGGAAAGCTGAAAGAAGTCAAAGTTGAAGGCACCTCTCCTAACGGATCTGTCATGGTTCGTGACGGCTCAAATTCCTTTGCTGTTAATAAAAAGAACCTGACAGCCAGAACTTCTATCAAGGGTGATACGCCTAGCAACGCCGCTGTAGGTACTGTTGAGGGCGCAGCATGGGGCTTTAGCTCTGCTGAGGGTGAGGACAGGGCGCAGTCTGCTGTAATTGGAGGCTTGCTGGGTCTTAGCATGGGCCGCGTGTTAGACGTTTTTACGTCTGCATCTCCAAGCGCCAATCCCATAGGCAGAAGATCTCCTGCCGATGATGCAGCAGATGCTCACATGATGGGCTTTACGGATGACTTTATTGAGCAAAGCCGCAGGATAAATGACGAATCATTACGCGGGGGTCAGTTAAGAGAGGAGGCTCAGGCGAGGGTGTTGGGGCCAAGCCAGCCCGTAATGCAGTATCTAGACCCCTTTGAAAGATCCAGGGGCGCTGATCTCTACAATGAAAAAGAAGGGTTCTGGCGCAGTGTGAGGGAAGGCTACGACAAGTGGCTTACTGGTACATCTGATTTTCTTATGCGCCGTATTAGCCCGCAGCTTGGGGCGCTTGCACAGAGAAGCGATGAAACTGCGGTTAGAAATATCGGTAAGGATGTTGACCAGTACGTTGACCCTATCACTAACGTCTTAAAGCTGGAGCTTGATGACAACAATTTCCATGGGATGCTGTTGGATTACGGTAAGGGCGTTACGACGCGCAAAGAGATTCTGGATTATGTTCGGAGACGTCTGGGTGACAAGGATGCAGAGGCGTTAAAAGCGCATCTCAAGTGGTCAGATCGTAAGCATCGTGAGCATATTATTGGAGTCTCAGGCAGAACAGAATGGCTAGGCCCGGAAGCCAAAACCTACCTGCATACTTTGCTGACTAAAGAAGCCAAGGCAAAGAAGTTCCAAGACAATAAGGATATACCTGACTTTGACTACCCCACCGACCCAGGTCTTGAAAGAAGGACTAGGGGTGATTTCAGGAGAGGGGAGGTTAATCCCACTGACTACCAGCCAGTATTAGCCACGAACCTGCGTAGGATTATGAACAATGAGCGGCTGGTACAGCTTGCTCAGAAGTTTGGGATGCCCCGGCACGCCTCGATGACTGACCCTGTGCAGTTTTTTAAGGCCATGGAAAGGCACTTTGTGTCTAAAGGAATAGACTCGGATCTTGCCAAGAGAGCCGTAGATGCTATTCGTGAAAACCTAATAGGCCAAACCAAATCCCCCAACCAGTGGCTCCAAGCACTGAACTCATTTGGCTACGCCACCACTCTGGCTGGCCCCAAATCTGCACTGCTCAACCTTCAAGACCCAATGATTGCGAGCGCAAAGTATGGCTTTGGGAATGTGGTAAAAGGCTTGAAGCAGGAAAGTTTTGAAGTTGCTGACAGGGGTATAAGGCAGAACGTTGGTGAATTTTTAAACACCTTCAACGATGCCTTCTCCGATCAAAGGTCGGCAGGTAAAAGGGTTGCCGATGCAATGCGAGTCAGCACTGACTGGCTAATGAAAGGCTCTGGCTTTGCTGCCGCCGATAATATTGGCAAAGGCTGGACAATTAAGGCCATCCTCAATCATGCCGCCGATCTCGCCAAGACCCCTAACGGGCTAGAGGACGCATGGGGATTTTATTTTACAAGGGCAGAGTTGGCGCAGATAAAAAAGGAGCTAAACAAGTGGGGTTCCGACTTTGGTAATTACTCTGGTAGGGCGGAAGAGCTTTTAGAGGAGCTTGCGTTTGCTGGGCTAGGCCAACAACAGCTTATTAGCGCAATGGGCAGGCCCGTTGGGTGGGCAAGGCATCCTAATGCTAGGCCAATGTGGGCCTTGCGAGGTTTTGCTATCAAGCAACAGGCGCTCCTTATGCGGGAGATAGTCGAAAAGATTAGAGATGGGCGTACAGACGAGGCACTTGCTTATTTCACGCGTTATGTGGCGCTAGCTGGCGGCTCGTTTGGCCTGCTTAATGAGGCACGGCAGTGGATGTTTGGTGACGGCGAGGCGACCATCACTGGTGTTGTCCAGGGGATGGCTGACCAAGTGGTGTCTGCTGCCTCAATTAACACCATTGGTCTCAATGATTACCAGTACGGATCGTTAATGGAGAATGGCCTGTTATACACAATGGCAGAGGGGATGCTTCCGCTTGCTGTTGATCGGCCTTATGAGGCAGTGAAGGGTATTTACGACTCGGTTGTTGCTCCCGAAGGTGAATCTTTGACGCCGCTGATACGACAGGTCCCCTTTGTAAATCAGCCGCTAAATTTAATCCAGAATTTAGGTGAAGATGACCTCATCCCTGATCCCATGAAGAAGCTGGAGCGGGTCATTAGACCGCAGGAGCAACGATAATGGCTAAAAGGTAGAGGCCATGGACCTCCACGTAGTTAACGCAATGCAATGCCCCAAGTGTGGGGATGATGACTGCACTGAGATATCAGACGTTGACTTGACTGATATGCCTGATGCCTGTGAGCAGGGCTGGTACTGTGCCAGATGTGAGATGACTTATCGGGTGGTCTATGCCCCCTAC